GGCCTTCCGGTCCCGGCGGGCCCTGCGTTCCATCGCCGGTACCGCCGCCGCCACCGCCGCCAATCGCATCGATCCCTTGGATGGTGCGTTCGTCGACGAATTGCGCGATCTGGCCTTCGGCCGGCGTGCCGCTGATCTCAGCGTAAACCGGCGCTTTGGAAAGCCGCCGTAGCCGTGCCCGTCGATCCGCAAGTGTGCTCATGCGTTCCGCCTGAATGCGAATGTGCCGATATCCTCGCGGCCGAGGTCGGTTTCGATATTGCTTTCCGAGACGAGCGAAAAGCCGCAAGCTGAAAGTGCAAAGACGAGGCCATTGCGCGTGAAATACCAATAATGCTCATCGCGGCGATAATGCTTCGAGGCGAGCACGTGCTCGGCATCGCGGAAGACCGGCAACGACAGGAACAGCCATTCGCGACAATTGGCGAGTAGCGGCCGGAAATCGGCGATATGCTCCAGCACGTCCCACATGGTCATGGCCGCAAACGACGCCGCATAGGGATCGACAAGGAGCCCCCGCTCCTCAAGCCATTGCCGCCCGGCCGGATTGATATCGTAACCGAAGATCACGCGCGCTTGCCGCCGCCGCAGATCGACGAAAGCCCCCGAGCCGATGCCGATATCGATCAGCGTGCCGCGGAAATGCCGTTCGACGAATTCGCAGCGCGCCGCCATCAGGCAGCGCCCGAGCTCGGTATTAGCATCGCGCGCGAACCGATCGAAGTAAGCCTGGTCGTAGGGCGCAACGGCCGGATCGACCGGGTAGTAGCCGACGCCCGTTTCCGGCCACCAGGTCAGGCGGCTATCCGAAAGTTCGTCGACCAGCGATCGAACTGGCCCACGACATCGGCGATCGTCTTGTCGCAGTTGTGCAGCATATTCGTGCATCGACAGAATTTCTCCGGCATGGCGAAACCGATGCGGCTCAAATCGAGCCGCGGGTCAGTGATCTTTTCCGGCGCGTTGTGGCCGCCGTGCCCACCTAGCACGATGAAAGTCTTCGTTCGCAGCGCGAGCCCCATCGGCACGATCCAGCCGACCCCACCGACAACTACATCGGCTACTCGCACGAGTCCCAATAATTGGCGCACATTCAGCTCGCCGCAATCGTAGTGAAGGTATGCGGGCGGCAATTCGCCGACGAGCCATTCTTGATCCGGCGCAAGATCCGCAATGCACACCACGGTATGCGTGGCCATAAGCTCGGCCGCGATTGCGGCGATGTATTCCGGCCGCGGATTACGCGCCTCGTTGCGCCATTCCTTGCGCACAGTCGGTGGCCGCACCACTGCAATCGGCCCGCTCGCGATATTGCAAAACCCAATATCCGGCAGGTCAAACAGGCCTGGATCGAATTCCACTCCCAGCATTTGGAAGCGCCGCTCGAGCGCCTCGATGATCGACATGCTCGAGATATCGGCACCATAGGAGACTGTGAATTCACGCCTGGCCAGCGGCGGCTTTGACCAGCGGTTCGGCGGTTGGCGCGCGATATTCTTGAGTTGCGTGCGCAGACGGCGCGAGCCGTAAACAAACCGAATGTTGAGATCCTCGTAGAGTTCCGGCCATGGTGTCTCCAGCCAGATATCATATCTCTGTGTCGCCGCACGCACGAATGGCCGCGCATAGATGTTGTCGCCGAGGCCCCACATGCCGCGGATTAGGAGCGGCGATCTCAAGCGGCCGCCCGCGCACCCAAAACATCCTGCAAACTCACAACCGGCCACAAATCTGCATAAGCACTGCCCTGGCTCGCATTCAGCAACACAATGCCCATGCGCCGCAGCGGTTCGCCCATGGTGGCAATGTCGGCGCGATGCAGTTCATAGCGGCTCGGCTTTGGCCCCCAGCGATGCGGCTTGTGGTGCCAGATCGTACCGTCCGCGGCAGCCTTGCCATCAGCGCCGAGCCAAATAATCGTGCCGCCCGGCCCCACCAGATGCGCGGCGAGGTTGGTCGCCGCGGTGAGCGACGTCCATTTCTGAGTAAGCGTGTCGCGCGCCATCGATAGTCCTGGCGGGTTACCTTTGCGGCAGATCAGCAGCTTCTCGCTCTCAATGGTCTGTGAGACAGTGACCGAACGGCCAGGAAACGCGGCCACCGCCGCGGCGTTTTCCGGTTCATTCCACCATCGCCAATCGCCGAAGTAGAGAATATCAGCCCATGGCACGGCATGAATGCTCGAATTGATGGCGATGATCTTGTGTCCGCGCAATTGCTCGAGATCAATATTCCGCACCGACGGCCCACCGGCGATGATGAATACGGTTTCGCCCGGCCATTCGCAGGGTACTGACCAAAACGTCGTCATGCCACAGATAACCTGCGATATGGCCGGATCAGATCCATGATCGGCGAGGACAGGTAACCCGACGACGCCCGCCACAACTGCCCGGAAAAATAACTGACGCGCGTATCGCCATGCTGCACTTCCTGAATGCTCGGATCGCGCGGGCCTGATGTGCGCATTTCATTGACGGCATCGATTGTTGCCCGCGCGAGACGTGCCGGTGCTTCCTCGGGCAGATCGTAGCCGCCGGAATAGATGACCGAAATCGTGCCTGACCACGGCCCGCCCCATACCCGCCCGCTCTCCCGATCGAACGTGAACTCAGAGACGCCATCCACCGAGATGATCTCGGTCACAGGATAAAGCTTTAGAACTAAGGCTTGCCGCGCCATCGACGTCTCAAGTTGATCAAAGGTGAATGTCTCCAGCGCCTCGGCGCGCCCAAATCGTCGATCGCAATACTCTGCAATGATGCGTGATTGAAACGTGATGGACGCCTGCAATGCCTCGTCCTGATCGATACCGGAAATGCCGAGCGCCAATTTCAGGTCAGCCAAGCTGACCAGATCCGGCCCCGCGCTGTCAGTCGCCTCGTCGAGGATCTGGAAAATCGAGTGCATTACTTGAACCTGACCGGCCCATTCGATGGCGGATTTTCCGGCCGCCAATCGCGGCCATCAGCGCCGCGCTTGACCGCGAGCCGCCAGTGGTCCGACTTGCCGGGCTTCTCCTTGGTCTCGCGCTGCGCGATGAACAGGGAGCCGCCGTGGCTCACTGCATCGCCGGGCACATAGGTTTGCTCGGCGGCCCACACGCCGCGGTCAAGAATAAGCGCCGTCTGGACGGTGCCAAACGCTGTCCGGAGTGTACGCCCGCCATCGTCTGAAGTGATGGCCGCCGACTTTTCAAACCTCTCGGCAATCACAACGTCGACCGTCTCCGCGACGAAATAGCGGATCAGCGCAACGTCAGCGGCATCGCGCCCATCATTGCCGCGCTCGCCTTTCTCGCCTACCGGACCCGCCGGCCCGCTTTCGCCGCGCTCGCCTTTTTCGCCGGGCACACCTTGCGGGCCAATTGGGCCGACCGGACCATCCTGTCCCGGTATTCCGTCAGCACCTTTCTCGCCTTGTGGGCCGCCATCGCCCTTCTCCGGTTGCCGCGCTTCGATCTCGGCCAAGCGCGCAGCCAATGGCGCGACCGCTTCGGAAATGACCTGACGCACGAATGGCACAACGCCTTTGGCGAAGGCATTTATTTGCTCGTCATCCATCATGCGGCTCGATGATATTCGAGGGTCAGCGCATCAATGAGCTTTTGCGGATTGGGTGGCTTTGGCGGCGGCGGCTGCTGATCTGCCGGCGCGGGCGGCGGTGCTGGCGGCTTTGCCGGCGCAAACGGATCAGACTGCGCGTCACGCTTGGCGAGAGCTTGTAAACTATAATTTTGCTGCTGGATCATTGGACTGTCGCCACCGATCACCGGCTTCAGATCGATCTTGGCGCGGCCCTCGTTCGGCGACATGACACCAGCGCCGACCGCATCTTTGATAGCAGTAATCTGCGCCACACTATCCATCCGCAAAAGCGTGTCGGTATCAAACTCAGTACCGAGATTAGTGCCGCCGAGACCAAGTCCGTAATCCAAGAGTTCTTCGATTTCTTCGATGTGCGACTGAAGCGCTTGACTGTAGTATTCCAGATTTAAAGCCTGAACATTGTTGTAGCTCGGCAACGTGCCGACACCGACTTTGTACGGCGGCACATGATACACCGAGCACACGACGTCGGCCGACCATTTGAGATTCTCGATCAATTGCCCCTCGACATTGGTCATTGAAACTTTTTGATATGTAATGCCGCCCTCAAGGACCGCCGGCCGGCCGTAATTTGAACCAGAAAAACGCTGTTCCCATTCCTCCTTGAATCGCTTGCGCTCGGTCTCATCGATGTTGCCCGGCACCGTAATGATGCCGCCGGGCGTCGATGCGTTCTGAAACAGGAGTGCTGAAGCGCGCTGCGCGTTCAGCCCGAGCAGCGAAGATAGCCCGGAAGCAAAGACCGGCGGCGTGCCCACGAGCGGATGGAACAAACAGTTCATCCGGTCGTGAATAATTTCACGCGCTGGCACCGTGATTTCGCCGATACCGGCGACATTGTCAGCATTGAGGTGATAGAATACTGATCCGTCGTCGGCGATCAGCGGCTGCACGCGCGTCGGGTCGAGCACATGCAAGGCCCACACGATATTGCGGGCATCGCGCACCTTGAGCACGTAGGTGTTGCCGCGCGATAGTTTCGACAGCATCCAGGCTTCATAAAATTGATTGCGGGTCTGATAATCATTGGGTTGTCGCAGCACTGGCGAGAACGCTGGATTGGTCGTTTCGGTCCAGATATTGTTGTCATCCCGCTCTGCGAGTTTCACGCGCAGCTTGGCGATGTCGCGCGCGATCAATGTCTTGCAGGCAAAATCGGCGTGAAACGATGCCGCCGAATCGTTGCGGATCTCGAGATTTTGCTGCCATGCGCCCGGAAATGGTTCTTGGATGATCGGGCGCCAGTAGCGATAATCCGGACTATAGGGCAACGAATTAAGCCCCTTGCGGGTCTCTCCGGTGAACGGAACGGGAAGGCCCAGGATACGCATTAGAAATTATCCCGAGATATCAGGACACATTCCAACTTTGGGGCGGCCGGTATTATCCCGGCCGCTCCACATATTTGTCGAGATATCAAGGCGCGTTCCAACTTGACCATGCGGCCTATCAGATCTGAGATGATTCTTTTTTTGTTTCTCTTTTCACCGCCCGCGTTTCATAGCCATGTGGTCCGAGCGGCTGGCCGGCGACGACAGTTCTCGTGATGACGGTCTCACCGCTCCTGTCGTCTTCCTTTTCGTCGATGCCGATGCCAATTTTTGCAAGATCGTTTTCATCTTGCGTCGGCGTCGGCTGCGACGATTCCATACGCCGCATTGCTTCCGCGGTTGCCTTGGCCCGCGCTTCATGATGCTCGCGCATCACTTTGACGTCGGGATGGTCTTTGCCTCTGCGAGGTTGCTGCGCCATTGTCATGGCCTCCTATTTGTTAGTTCCAAGTCATCGTCTGCGTCCAGGCGACGACGCCTGTCCGCCTGAGACCCCAATTTATATCCAGGAGCATTCGCACGCCAATTGTATCGGTCTGCCACAAGCTTCTCGTTGGTGCAGCGACCGTATTTGGCGAACCGACGGTACCGATCTGAAGAGGTGTGGTATCATCGAGATGGATCGTGGCCTGATCGCTCACGTCGAAGCGGGGCGAATCGCCGGTGACCGAAACGAAGTCAGCGGCATCAACAAGAAACATCATGTCGGCGGTCACGTTCGAACTCTGGATCACCGGATAGCCTTGCAGTGTCCCATTCGCGAGCTCCGTCTTGAACGGGAATTCGCCGCCGCCCGCGGTTGCCGGAATAAGCGAAAGCGCCAATGCATCAGCTGGGTTCATGATCCAGACTGGATTTCTAAGGTTCCCGTTTGTGCCGGTGATTAGCGCACTTGTGAGGCCACGGATATCGCCGATCACTGCCGTAAGGCCACCGCCTGCGGTCGCTGTTACGGCGGCCACGCCGGCACGCAAACCAGCCGGCCGCGTCGTCGTCGCCGCAGTTGCATCGAGCAAGATGGAGTCAATCGCGACGGACGTATCCTCGACGATCGCCTGTCGGATGAGACCGTCAATCGCTGGCGTCGAATGCTCCGCGATCTCACGCGTAAAGCAGGAAATGACGCCCATTTTCTTTGGTGTAAACGTGATCGAACTAAACGCACCCTGCCGCACGGGAATCGGCGCCCCTTGCGCGACGAAACTCCCAGCAATCGTCGGCGTCGAGGCGCGTGTCGGCATGGATACAATACCGGCACGACCAAACGAGAATTTTGCGCCGCGACTTGCCAGTGCCGGATAAACCGCGTTCGGGATCAGCGCGGCGAAGAAATCCGAGATCGATGTCTCGACGAGTTGACTAGCCCATCCCGATGTCACGGTATCGGCCGGCACCGTAGCCGCGCGTGTGATGACGCTGAGCACCGCGCGCGTTGGCTCGTCGTCGCCATATTCTTCCCTAAGCACGTCGTATGGCGACTGCTTGGTGAAGTGCGCTTTCAACTTGCAGACCAGCGAGCGCCAGACGTGATCTTGCGGTGGGATTTTCTGCGCTGCCACCGCATAAACGGGCGGCAAGCCGCCACGCGCAAGGCCTGCATCGTGTCCATTCTGAATCTGAGCCACCGGCTTGGCAGCCACGGCCTTCGTGCTTTCGAGCTTGCGCAAACGAACGAGGTCGCGATCGATCGCCTCAACCTCGCCGGCCAGTTTATCGAATTCCTCCTGCTCCGCCGCGTCCGAGGTCCGATCCTCGTCCAATGGTTTCTGCATCACCGCATCCATGCGGCTCGCGCTCGCAGACCGTTTGTTCTCAAGTGCCGTGATTTGCTCTGCTATCGTTTTCATTCTCGTGCCCTCCTGGGCTACTCGCGATCCCGAGGCGCCGGGCGGGTTGAGAGAAATGACACCGCGCGCGTTGCGGCCAGACGCGGCCAACTGCGCGGCACCAACAGATCGGATTGTGGTAATCGAGGCATCGGAGTTTGCGGGGATTGTCACTGCACTCGTCTCGAGCCAGAGCCATTTGAGAAAGTGAATACCGCCGCTCTCGAGGCGCGAATGTTCGATCGCCTTAAAGCCGATGGATAATCCCTGAACGAGGCCACCCTTGATCGATTGCCACGCTTCATCGAGACGCTCCTGCAACCGGCCCGGTTCGGCAACACGCGCCAGTTTGGCGACGATCTCGATCCCGTCCTTCGTGCCCTTCGCCTCGGTGACGTGCCCGATCGGCGCGCCTGAGTCGTGCTGCCAGAGAAACGGCAGCGGCAATTTGAACTGCGCACCCGCCGGCTCGACGACGTCGCCCATGCGGTCGGTCGTCGCCGTCGTGGCAACGCCCGTGATGGTCCGCGTCTCCTCATTCACCCGCTTGATTGCAAGCAGGCTGTAAGCTCGGTTAAGCATGATGAGCCCCTTAGATCACGTACAATCTCGGCACCGGCGTCCGATGCGGCTTCGGATCGCGCACCATCACCGTGGCCGCGTCCATCAGTGCGGACCATAAATCAATCTTCGCATCACCGGCGTTTTGCTTGGTGGCGCGGATCGCTGTGGCCGTGGTCTCGATTTTCACATTGCCTACACACCAATCCATCAGTTTGTTCGGCGCGTGTTTCAGCGTGCCGTTTTCCGTTTTCCGTTCGACCGTCTTAATACTATTCATCATCGGATAGCCCTGCGGCGCACCGACGAGCTGCTCATTCTCTTGCGTGATATTGATTTGACGCAGCGCCTCGACAAATTCCCCAAGGCCGGCCGGATCTACCGCCACCGCAGCCAATAATTTCTTCTTGTTGATCGTATCTATGAGTTCGCAAATCTCCTCGATATCCTCAGCCGCATGTTCCACAATCACGAGCTCGCCCGCCGCCTGCGCCTCGCGCAACCGAGGCGCGATCGACTTCCGCCGCTCGAGCACACTCTCGTGACACCACGCCTTCACCCAGCACAACCAATCGCTAGTCTCGCGGCAACGCCCGACAACAGCTAGGCCAAATAGATCATCAAGGCCGCCACCATCGATCCCCACGACAATCACTTCCGATCTGATCAGGATTTCCTCGAGCGTGAGCGCCGCGTCCTCGGCCGCCTCCCAGAATTGCGCGCCAGGCCAGCCATCG